GGTCACGGAGCTTATTCTTCTTTTGGAGGAACCCCATTGAGTGATCTTTCTGTGTTTGAGTCTATTCAGTATCAATTTAACGCAAACCGTTTTCCAGTTTATGAAATTGGTGGATATAACCCAGGCGTTGTCGAGTTAATAACCGCAGAACAAAATGTACAAATTCAAGGCGATAATATTCAAGCCTTAGTGCCGTTAACTGGATCAAATCCTGGAAATATAACTATAGATATAAAAAATTCTTCTACTACAACATTGTTTTCCACTCCTATTAATGGCAGAATTACGGCAGAGAATATTTCTATTGCTGGTGGGGATTTAGCTAGAGGATCTTTAACTATTACAGAATTACTTAAATAATTTAGTGTAACAGTCAGTGAATGCCTAATTTAGAATTCAAACAACTGAGTCATAAGATAAGATTCAAGGAACGTAAATTTAAATTTACCCAAAATCAAGTTGATTTTTTAAAAACAGCGTTAAGCGAAGAAACTAAGTTAATGTTTCTAGCTGGACCAGCTGGCACTGCAAAGACCTACATGGCCGTATATTCAGCCTTGCAGGTATTAATGGATGCCGACCTCGAAAAGGATATCCTGTATATCAGAAGCATAGCCGAAAGTTCTGAAAAGAGCCTTGGCTCTCTTCCTGGCTCTATTGATGATAAGTTTTCGGTATTTGCTGGCCCATTTTATGATAAGCTGGAGGAAATGATGCATTCATCAGATGTAAAGATTTTGAAAGAAAAGAATCTGTTAAATTGCATTCCAGTAAATTTTGTTAGAGGGTCTAATTGGAATGATGCAGTTGTTATTATTGATGAAGCTCAAAATTTTTCTCGCAGCGAATTAATGACAGTGCTCACTAGAATTGGAGAAGATTCCAAAATTATTATTTGCGGCGATATGATGCAAAGCGATATTCGTAATAGTGGTTTTTCTAATATCTTTGATGCTTTTGATGATCAAGAATCCAAAGACAAAGGAATTCACTGCACAAGATTTGGTGTAGAGGATATCAAAAGAAGTGAAATATTAAAATTCATAGTTTCTAAGCTCGAAAAAAATAAATTTTAAAAAATAATATCTTATTGTATAATAGGATATGACTAAATTTTGTTTTGATTGTGGAAATAAACTAGAATACAAATTCAACCCTCCTAACTTTTGCCCCAGCTGTGGGGCCGCTATATCGGGTGAAAAAAAAGCTAAAGCTAAAACCGTTACTAAAAATGTAACGGCAAAATCTGTGGAAGACGCAGACGGTTATACTAATGCTGATTTTATTCCTAATATCTCCAAGCTAGAATATGAGATTGAAGATTTTGGCGGAAGCGTACAACAAACAATAGGCTCTATTGGAGGCAATCAAGCGCCCAAGAGACGCCAGAGGAATGTAAAAGATATAAGTGATTTATAATGCATTCTTTTGAAGATAAAATAAAAGAGGTAGAAACTGCATTAGAAAGAAAAAGATCAAAGTGGGATTTAGATGCTGTAGCTTCGATAGATTATGATGATATAAAACAAATCATTATGACCCACATATATAAAAAATGGCATTTGTGGGACCAGTCTAAATCCGTAGAACCTTGGTTAAACAGAGTTGTATCTAATCAATTCAAAAACTTATTGCGAAATCATTATGGAAATTTCGTGCGCCCATGCTTAAGATGTAAATTTAACAACGGTGGTGATGGATGCTCAAAAACAAAAAGTGGTATTCAGGAAGGCAGTTGTGCAGAATACAGACAATGGGAATTAAAGAAAAAGTCAGCCTACGATATTAAGCTCGCTGTTACAATGGAAAACCATTCTTATGAACTGAAATCTAAGCAAGACAACTTTGTAGATTTAGAGCAGGCTACAAAAAATCTAACCAACGCTATGAGACCCCATTTGAATGATAGACTTTTTGGGGCTTTTAAAATGTTGTTTGTTGAAAACAAAAGTGATGAAGAGGTAGCTAAGTATTTGGGTTTTAAAACAAACGAGAAAAAAAGATCGGCTGGCTACAAGCAGATCAAAAATCTTAAAAAAATATTTCACGTTAAGGCTAAGCAAATTTTAGAAGAAAGGGATATATTATGATAAATTTATCCGAGGAGCAAAAAGATTTAATATTAAAAAGTTTTAGGTCTGATCCCAATATCATCAATATCACGAGAATTGTATTTGAAGATGATAAGCTCGATGGGCGATCCAAAGAAGGCCGTATGGTCACAAAGTTTCTAGCAAAAAACGGTTACAAAGCAAAAACGACAAAGCACAATAAGGCGGAAGAAATAAATCTTACGGAAGAACAATTATCTGAAATAGAAGAACTCAAGATGGACGGCATGAATACGTCCGAAATAGCTGATATAATATTCAATAGAACAACCAAGAGACTATCTAAAGAGTGGCGTGTTATTAACGAGCTGGTTAACCAAGAAAGAGAAGAGGAAAAGGAAAAAGGACAAGATTCTTCTGGAAACTATATCGCGCCGCAAGCCATCTCCAGATTAATTAAAAAGATTAATGACTCAACTGGTGTCGGACTGGAAGAGGGAAAGCTATCTAGGACAGCGCGCACTTGTTGCGATAAACTGCGGATAAATCTTAGTAACTCTAGATTTGTCGCTATTGTTAATAATTATATCAGCCCCAGAGACAAAGAGTTATTCGAGCAAGAATTTATACGACTTACTTGGGACAAGCCAGACCTAACTGCTGACGAACTTAATTTATATATGAATGTGGGCAAGGAAATTATTAACTTAGAGTTAATTACTGGCCATTTGCAAAAATTAAACGAGATGTTTGAGGATGCTGGTCACCAAGATGAAATGACCGTCCGTTTAGCGGAAATTATCAAAGCCAAAAGCTCTGAATACCATCAATGCGAGACCCGTATAGAAAATCTAACAAAGAAGCTGCAGGGTGACCGTGGTACGCGTTTAGCGAACCAACAAAAGGACACAGCATCATTTTTATCTATTGTCCAATTATTTCAAGAAGAAGAGGAAAGAAAAAATATGGTCAAGATAGCGGAAATGCAAAAACAAGTAATAAAAAAGGAAGCCCAGCGTCTAGAGGGGATGTCTGCTTGGAAGGCGAGAGTGCTGGGGATTGGTATTGAAGATGTCTTATAAATGCAAAGAGTGCGGGTCAGAATTTACTTCCGAAAAATCCCTACATGGTCATCTTAAAGCTCATAAAATTTATGTGGCAGATTACTATGTAAAACACTACCCGCGTTTCAACAAACTTAATGGTAACCCTCTCCCGTTTAAAAAGAAGGAGGAGTATTTTGAGAATGACTTTATTAATAGATCTCAATTAGTTGCTTGGTGCAAAAAATCCGATCCCGCTGAGGTTAAAGAATATATAATTGAATTAGCTAAAAGAAGAATCAAACAAAAGAATTATAAAAATGCGCCGTTCCACCTTGAACTTTTAAAAAGACAATTGCCAGACTTAGATGTTTTTAAAGAGAATTTTGGCACATATACAAAAGCTTGCCACGCAATGGGAGCTGAGCCAATATTTTATAAAGGTATACCTAAAGAGTTTAAGGAAGATGTCGATGTCGAAGTATTAATCGATACTAGAGAGCAGCAGCCATTAGAATTTCCCAAATCCCAAATTTTAAAATTAGATTTTGGAGATTACACATTAGGCGGTAAGGATTTTTCTAATACATTTGTAGATAGAAAGAGTTCTGGCGATTTTTTATCTACCTTTGGGGGGCAGGTTGATAGGTTTAGAAAAGAAATGAAAAGATGCGTAGAGCTTGATAGTTATATGTATATAGTTATAGAAAAACCAATAAAAACAATTGAAAAGGAAGCTATTTTTACAAAAGGTAGAAGAGCGCCGAAACTGAGTTGGGTGTTCTCTAATATGATTTCAATACAACACGAGTTCGCTGGTAATTGTCAATTTATTTTTACTGACAACAGAACACATAGCGAAGAAATTATTCCCAAGCTTTTGTATTTAGGCGACAAACTTTGGAATGTAGATATACAATATTTTTTAGATAAGGAGCAAATATGAGTTGGGATACAGGAAATCAAAAACCCCTAGATAGAGAAGATATCAATAAACAAATCTTAGATATCGATGGCTACCTTGAAGATAATAAAGCTAAGTATTATTTATATAAATTCTTAAAGGAAAATGTAACATTTACAACAGAACTATTGACTGGAGTTGAGTTGTTTCCTTTTCAACACATGGCTGTAAAGGCTATGATGGAGAATGATTACTTTCTAGGTATATGGTCCCGAGGTATGTCCAAATCCTTCTCTACAGGTATTTTCGCTTTACTGGACGCTATGATAAACCAAGGAGTTCACATAGGTATTATTTCAAAATCTTTTCGACAATCAAAAATGATATTTCGCAAGATTGAAGATATATCTTTGGACAAAAAAGCAGAGTTATTTAGGCAGTGTATTGGTAAGGTTAGTAAATCAAATGATGAGTGGTCTATGCAGATAGGCAAAAGCAGAATTACAGCTTTACCACTTGGAGATGGTGAAAAACTTCGTGGTTTCCGTTTTCAAAGAATTATTGTAGACGAACTTTTGCTTATGCCAGAAAAGGTTTTGAATGAAGTCATTATGCCTTTCTTGGCTGTTGTAGAAAACCCACAAGAAAGACAAAAAATTAGCGACGCAGAAGACGCTATGATTGCCGCTGGTAAAATGACAGAGGAAGAGCGTACAGAGTGGCCTTCTAATAAAATGATAGGTCTTTCGTCAGCATCCTACAAGTTTGAATATTTATATAAAATGTATCAGGCTTATGAAAATATGATCTTTAATCCTGGTGCCAAAAACCAAGGCAGAAGATGTATTATGCAGTTTAGCTATGATTGCGCTCCCAAAGCTTTATATGATGAAAATCTTATAAGCCAAGCAAGAGGTACTATGAGTCAATCTCAAATTGATCGAGAATTTAATGCTCAATTCACAGATGACAGCGCTGGTTATTTCAAGATAAGCAAGATGGCTGAATGTACTATTGAAGATGGGGAATCACCAGCGGTTGAGGTTGCAGGGGAAGCGGGCGCTGAATACCCCCTAGCATTTGACCCATCATGGTCCGAATCTGAAGCTTCTGATGATTTTGCTATGCAGGTTATTAAGTTAATACCAGAAGAAAAAAAAGGTGTTGTTGTGCATAGTTATGCTCTACCTGGCACAAACCTAAAAAAGCACATGACTTACTTTAAGTATATTATTGACCACTTTAACATAATTATGGTTGTGGGTGACTATAATGGTGGTGTTCAATTTATGAACTCTTGCAACGAAAGTGATTTATTTAAGAAAGATAAATTAGAGATAGGTATGTTCGATGCTGGTTTAGATAACCCACATGATTATGTAAAAGATCTAAAAGAAGCGAGGAGGGGTTACAACGTCTCAAATAAAACTATCTGTTACTTACGGAAACCAACTTCTGTTTGGATTAGAAATGGTAACGAAATGTTGCAGACTGCTTTTGACAGAAAAAGACTTTATTTTGCAGCGACAGCTATGGATGACAATTATTCGATGCAGAGAGCTAAAAAAATACCAATAAAAGATTTGAAATTTTCTAAATACGAAGACGAAAAGAATGCTGGCGCAAAAATGATTGAATTTATAGAACACCAGAAAGACATGATTGATTTAACAAAGGCTGAATGTGCTTTGATTCAAGTTTCTAGTTCTAATGGTGGTACTCAAAGTTTTGATTTACCCAGTAACCTAAAAAGACAGAAGGGAGTGGATAGGCCAAGAAAGGATTCCTATTCCGCTCTGGTACTAGGCAACTGGGGAATGAATATTTATTATGACATGATGGATGTACCAGAAGAAAGTAATCAAGGCTTTACGCCTATGTTTATTTAAAAAAGTTAAAAAAGTAACTTTTAAATTGTGTAAAGTAACTTATAATACATTATGCCTAAAAGAAAATACACAAAAAAGTCCGAGTATTGGAATAATTTTAAAAGGGTTGCCCCAGAAGCTCAAAAACCTCAAGAAGTTGTCGAACCTATGACAGCGGGCGCGGCATATCATGTTTCCCAGGGGTCGTACAGTCGATCTGGTTCTGTGAGTAACCTCTCATCGTCTTCCACAAGCACAAGAATAAATAGATCTTCTGTTACGGCCCCTATTAACAAGTTTAGTCAAATTAGAGCTGGAATGTTGCCTTATGAAATGGCTTCTGATGGGGTCAATGTAAGAGACGCTATCGAACTTTGCCAAAAGGCTTACGCTAATGTGCCTATTTTTAGAAATACTATAGACATGATGTCAGAGTTTGCTAATTCAGAACTTTATTTAGAGGGCGGCAATTCAACTTCTAGAAAATTTTTCGAAAAGCTTCTTGATAGGATTAAAATTTGGGATCTTAAAGATCAGTACTTTAGAGAGTATTATAGAAGTGGAAATATTTTCCTATACAGAGTAGACGGCAAATTCAGTATAGAAGATTATAAAAAGTTTTCCCAAACGGTTTCGGATGGACCTTCTTTGAATAAGTTTCCATTGAAATATGTTGTTTTAAATCCTTTTGAAATAGTAGCTAAACGTAGCACTGTATTTAACACAAAAGATGGAGGTTACGCAAAAATACTTTCTGAGTTCGACATAGAAAGATTAGCTAGTCCTAAAAACGATTATGATAAGGCTGTGTTTGACGCCTTGGACCCAGAAGTTAAAAAACAAATCAAGGACGGTGCTTATTTTAAAGACGGACTTCAAATAAATTTAAAAAACGAAAAAATGTCGTATAGTTTTTATAAAAAACAAGATTACGAGCCATTCGCTATCCCGTTCGGTTACCCAGTTCTTGAAGACATTAATGCGAAGATGGAAATGAAGAAGATGGACCAAGCTATCATGAGGACAGTTGAGAACGTAATTCTTATGATCACAATGGGAGCGGAGCCAGACAAAGGAGGTATTAATCCCAACAATGTAAAAGCTATGCAAACCCTTTTCCAAAACGAATCTGTTGGCCGTGTTCTAGTTTCCGACTACACAACAAAAGCAGATTTTGTTATTCCAGATATCAATAAAGTAGTCGGCCCTGGTAAGTATGAAGTTATTAACCAAGACATCAAAGACGGTCTACAGAATATAGCACTGAATGATGATAAGTATAATGGCGCTGAAATGAAAACTCGCGTATTTTTGGATAGACTTAAGGAAGCTCGCGAGGCGTTTATCCAAGACTTTTTGCAGCCAGAAATTCGCAGAATTGCTTTAGACTTAGGTTTTAGATCCTACCCGACTGTTAAGTTTAAAGATATTGATTTACGCGACGAAACTCAATTGATGAGAGTCGCTACAAGACTTATGGAGCTTGGTCTTATTACCGCAGAGCAAGGAATGGAACTTTTTCAAACTGGAAAATTTCCTTTGGCAGAAAACCTAGAAAAAGCTCAAGAAAAATTTGTAGAACAAAGAGAGAAAGGTTATTTCAACCCAATAGTTGGCGGAGTTCCTATGATTGACCCAGAAACTGGCGAAGAAGAACCAGAAAAAACCGACAAACCAACAAAAGGTATGTCTGGTCGCCCAGAAGGTTCTAAGGATCAATTTTCTAGAGAAAGTATTCAAGGCACTATTTACGAAATAGAGGCATTGAATTCTATAGCTAAAGAAAAAATGCTAGAAAAACTAAACATAGAGTCTCTCAACGAAAACCAAGAAAAAATGATAAGCCAATTATGTGAATCCGTTATCTGTGCGTCAGAAAAAGAAAGTTGGACAGAAATCGTTACTTCTTGTGTAAACGATTTTAGTGAAATCGAAAAACTAGGTTCGCTGGAAGGTGTTCTTAGTATTTCAGAAGCACACAGATTAGAGATTTACCCTTCAGCAATTTTACACCATTCAAAATGAAAAAAATCAAAACCCCACTCGTAGCGGATATAAAACGCTCTAACGGAGATATAGAAATCTCGATTGCTAAAAAATATAGCGAAAAAGAAGAAGCTATGTACAAATCATACATGAGTGTTTGCGCTATGGATGATAAAGCTCTGATTGATACAGCAGAAATGGGAGACAAAGAAACCTACGCAGCCTGCTCAACGCAGTACGACAAAATGAGAGCTATGATGAATGAGGTCGGTGAGGGTGGATTAACAGAAAAACAAAAGCAACTCCCCGCAGCTTTACAAAAAGCAATTCTTGAAAAAATGAAAAAGGATGCATAAGTATACCACAACTTTCGAATTTGAGATTAAAGCCTGCGAAAATATAGCTGGCATCAATGTAAGCAAAGCTAATATTGAAAATTTAAGATCTTTAATACCCACTTCTGTAGATTTAGAAAAAAATATAGACTTAATGGGTGTGGCGTTTAATGCTGCTGTTGTAAACGAGTTTAATAAAAATGGAGACGGCATCGACACCAAAACCGCAATCGAATCTGTACAACAATTCATTCATAAGCCAACCAATATAGAACACAACAAGAAGAAAGTTGTGGGGCATATTGTTAATGCTGGATTCAGTGATTATTCAGATAGCACTGTTTTAATTAATGTAGACGAAAATGAAAAAGACCCATTTAATATTGCTCTTGGAGCAGTCGTTTACAAAACCGTTGATAGAGAGTTTTTTGATATGCTTGAAAATAGCACTAACCCGAAAAACAGCATGTACAATACAATTTCTGCAAGTTGGGAAATTGGGTTTAGTGAATACAGCATTGCTATCGGTAGTAAGAATTTAAAGGACGCCGAAATAATTTCCGATCCAGAAAAGGTAAGCGAAATGAAGGGCATGCTAAGAAGTTTCGGTGGTAAAGGAATGACTGAAGATGGTCGCCCAGTTTATCGCTTGATTACTGGTAATGTGTATCCACTTGGTATTGGTTTTACTATGAAGCCAGCCGCAAATGTAAAAGGTCTTATTAGCAACGAATATGAAAAAGACAATAATATGGAAGAGGACGAGGAAAGCGAAAAAGAAGAGTCTATGTCCAACTCCAATCAAAGACAGGCCAAGCATTTGCAAAAAATATCTGACAAAATTTCACAAAATTTAAAAAATACTGTAAACAATACTAAAATCATGGACTTAGAAACACTCTTATCAGAATTAAAGGACTCTCTCGCAGAAAAGAAATTTTCTGAAGAAGCAGTCGCTGGCATGACTTCGACTTTTGCCGAAGCCATTAAACAAAAAGATGACGAGTACCAAGCTTCCCTTGAGGCTGCGGAAAAAGAGAAGGCTGAAATCGCTGCTGCGAGAGAAGAGCTTCAAAATTCTGTAGAATCTATCAAAGAGGAACTTAAGGTAGCTCAAGAGCGCATTGGCGATTTTGAATCCGAGAAGAGAGCTGAAGAAGCTATCGCTCGTTTCAATACACGTATGGAAGAAATCGATTCTATTTATGATCTCGAAGAAAGCGATAGCGCTTTTATCGCTGAGAAGATTAAAGGTCTTTTT